CCATGTCTTCTCTCTATGCACTAGAGGAGAAGATCCTGTCCGCGTTTAGACCTCCTGACTCTTATTGATATGAGAGTCTTTGCGGCTTTCGTTGCCGCTGTGCTCTTGGCACACGGTCCTGGTCATGACTTTAAACTGACTACACCGCCGGTTGGCCGCACTGCATATGCGTTATCATTTGCAGCCTCAATCAATGGCCCTGTCCCAATGTGGCCTGAGGACCCAGGGATCTGGTTGAGGAACGTGTGGGAGGCCTATTTAGGCTACTGCTCAACGCCCGCACGAAAGGAGAGAAATCTTCCAATAAGTGAGTGGTCACACAGTCTTGCAGATGGTTTGAGTTGGCCACTGTTTGGACTTAAAACAATTCGACTTCCGAAAAGTTCACTAGCAAAGGCCGTAGCTGCTAAGCGGCCTGTAACAGTAATTAAGCAGAACAAGAAGCAGGTTTTACCCTCTGGACCTACTCCTGATATCATCAACACGGTTCGCAAACGTGTTGGAGCAGAGGTACTGGCTCAACAGGACGTCCGTCTTGGTAATTTGTCAATTACCGAGGCGAGGTTCTTGAGTCAAGTCATCAGTGGCCTTGATGACGATGCGGATGCCCTTGGTTGCCCAGAAAATTCGACCGTTAAGAATTACAAAGTCAACGCGGCTCCCGCAACCATGAACATCATCGACGATGGACAGACCTCCAAAGGAGTTTGTTTGATCATAGACGATCCGGTCCATCCATGCTATCATTTGGTCAAGCGCGACGGCACGAGCCCTATGAAGGCGGACTTCACGGCTGCAGGATCGACGATCTCAGCAACCAAGCCGGCTCCAGATGGTTTCCAGGACAGTACTGGTTTTGTCTTTTTCAAGATCAACAGTTTTGGAACTCCGTCGTTGTCTCATTCCACCGCGTGGGGCCTTTTGCCCAATGCACCACCGTTGATTCAAGATGGTAATGAAAACATCCAGCCCACCGATCATCCATTTGGGGCGTATCCCATCAATGTTACCGGAGCAGCATCATTCTCCTTCGGGGCCACGACCAGTGTGGCCACGAGTGTCCAGTTTGGTCTGCGCGTTTGGCGTTCCTCCAACAACATTCCGACTGACATTGGGACATCTGCGACTCAGTCCAACACGACCCATGCTGGCCAGTTGGCGATTGCAGACATGACTGAATATAAGGCTGTTCTTCCTTATATCATCCTTGCCCAGGGAGCCACGTCAGCGACCATGCTGTCTTCGACCTTCGAAATTAGTGGCTTCGGTCAGGCGGATACCGGTTATGCTTGGGAGAGCGCTGGTTCCCATGTGGTTGACCCGGCCATCCGGCGATTTTTGCCGACTCATTTGTTTGCAGTGTCAAGCTGTGACGCACCGATTACAGGGGACAATCCCTGTAATGGAAGAATGACCATGTTTCAGTTAGAAGGAGACGACCTTGACTTCTTCGTTCAGAACCCTGATCCAGAAACGATCTACAACAAGACGTGGGAAAACACAATCACGCAGCTCCGAA